CTCCAAATAGTCCCACTCACAATCTTCTGACACATTCTTAGAGTGGTACGCCTTGTCTATCTCGTTCTTCTTGACCAAATCTTCCCATGAAGGAAACCCACGAATAATCTCTTCCTTACCAATACCCTTTCGCCTCATATCCCGAACAGAATCCTCTGACATGGTATCCCAAATTTTAGCTAAGGCAAAGGATGGAGCAGTATCTAAGAAGAAAACACACGCAGAAAAAAGGCACGATAATTTATCATACGCGTCTCGATTAGCTGCATAGGTTCCGTAAGCATGCCCTATAACAGACATCATAATATCAAGAATCGTCCTTTTTGGTTCCGCCTTCCCGATGACTGCACGTATAATGTATTCGTCTGTGGCACGACAAGGAAGGTAACGGGGTTGTCTGTCTCCTTTATTCGGATTCAAAATGATCCTATGTCTCAAAAACACTGTGCCTTCAACAACAAATTCCCCATCTTGGAGCAAGGAAAGAAAGGAACGCATGCCATAATCGCGTAAGGTTATATTATAATACTTCTTCAAAAACAATGCATAACGCTCCACATGGAAATATGTCAACACTATTGGATTCCGACCTACACGATACACAAAATCATCACCATAAACTACAAAAAGCAGGTCGTCAACCATAGCCTCCTCTAAAATGCGTACATGCTCAGGAGACGCATTCTTTATAGTATGCACAAAAAAAGAGATGAGATAAAACATGTTAACAATCGAATCCATATGGCTAGTATTGAAACATCCGGACGGCACCCCCCCCAATACAATAAACCAAAGGCCCATAACAAAGTGAGTATAACGCGTAGTAATATTCTTCCGGATAAATTCTATGATTTTCGCACGCATCTCTGCCATCGGAGTTGAGGGTTTATCATATCGACTCAGCCGTTTAAAATACCAATCGAGCAATATTTTAAACACTCCATGGTCAAACCCAGAAATATCTCCATCAGCAAGGATTTTTTTCCATTCATCCTCCGGTTGTATCCCTAGGAGTTCTGCTAAACGATCTGCACCTCCATGTCCCCACTTAAATCCTATCATAACAGGTGGCTGCTGCTCTAGTTGAAATACAGGTGTACATACTGACCTTTCTGCCACAGTAAGAATACTGTTAGGAATAACGAAAACGCGACACTTTGCCAACTTTGCTTCCATTTTTGCAAGATCATCAGCGTTTTGACGTTCCCATGTTTTACGATCATGGTATTTCATCTCATGTTTAGGGGCACAATTATAATGGACTGCGGGCTCGGGCCCCCCGGCAAGAAAGTCGCCCATACGATCTATATCAGAAATGACTTTAGTAAATTTCTTATCTGATGGACTAATAAGCAGCGACCCTCCAGGGAGAGGTATATTCGCACGTTCCCCCTGATCGAGTCCACCTGCAGAGCCCATATATGCTTTGCCTACAGGTTCTAAAGTTATAGGGTGGTCGCGTTTACCAACATACTCATCGAGCCCCATTTTCATATCCAAGTAAGCCTCTATCTCAGCAGCATGCTTCCACACCTCGGCAAAGGACTCTGGCGGAGAATGAGCTCCAGATTGTTGCGTGAGAAGAGTATTAACCCACTTTTTCTTCTCAAACAAACCCAAAGCCGCATTGAACCACCGGTTTCTCCCGTTAACTTTACG